ACCAGCACCATCGGTACGGCTAACATCACGGAATTCAACAGCAACTTCCTGTTGGTGACGTGCAAGACGTGACCATGCTTCTTGATCATTGCGCATCTGCGCAGAGATCATGTCGCGAACGAAAGAGTTATCTGAACCCTTGTCGTAAGTCATCGCTTCGCGAGTAACAACAGCAGAACCGAAAGCCTTAACACCTTCAGCTGCGCGTGCTTCTTTGATAGAAGCAGTGCGAGCCTCAAGCGCGGTTGCACTTTCAATCTTGCTATCTAGATCGGCAATTTCTGCCTGGCGTGCTTCGACGGCATCCAAAACTTCAGCGGATGCTTCGCCAGCAAGTAACGCCTCAGCATCGGCAGCAGCAGCTGACCGTGCTTCTTTGAGGTTGTCAAGTAATGACATTTTTTCTCCTTGTGAGAATAGTTGGGTTATTGCAATCCGCCGGGGCAAATGCGCCAGGGGAAATCTATGTATTAGCGATTCTTTGAATTACTAAACTTTTGTTTTAATTCAAGCATTCGCTTACGCAACTCTAGTGCTTCTTGCTCAGCGTCTTCAGCTGAAGCTGTGCGCATACCAATAGTTGTTGCATCATAAGCTGGCCAAGTAACAACAGAAACTTCGAACAAGTTTAGATCCTGCAAAGTACGAAGACCGTTCTCACGAGTGTCACCATCAGGTGCAATCGTGAAAGCAAAAGACATTTTAGAAACATCGCCACGTGAAACAGCTGAAGCAAGTTCCTGTGCACGAGGATTATTTGGATCTAAATCTGCTTCCATGTAAAGTCCAGTTTCATCTTGGCGCAATGCCATGGTTCCTGACTGGGTTGAAGCAAGCGGCAAACTATCCGTGTCATGATTCACTAGCAAGTAAACTGGTTCACCTGAATCAAGTGTACGAGTAAAAGCACCTGGCGCAATCACTTCACGAAACGATAAACCTGTTGCTTCCTTGTTGAACTGTGCAGCGTAACCGCCGATTCGTAGAGAAGTCGAATCGGTTGAAAGCGAACGAACTTCACAATCCATTGTCACTCGCTCAGCTGATGCCATTCTTGATTTGCGTGATTCCATGTCGATGTTCTCATTTCGTGGTTCAATTGTTTCAACAACTTCAAGATCTGCAGAATTCATTTCCATTAACGATTCAGCAACATCATCCTCGTCAATGCCTTCATCGTTAACAGGATCAGGTGAAGCCTCGGTTACTTCTTCGCCAAGTGAAGCAGTTAACTGCCATTTCCAAAACTGGTGTTTATCCATGCGATCAGCCAAGAAGTTTGCAATACCCTGTTGACCGTACTCGGTTGCACATTCAAAAGCATCAGCGACACAATCTAAAACAAGATCATTTGCAGAAAGCAAATCACGAGCAAGTGCTAAAGGATCTTGACCAACATTTGCATCTTTTAGTTCAGACATCATTGCAAACTCTGTTAAACGAAACGGTGCAGGTGAACCAATCTTGCGTAGGTTCTCTGCAATCGGATCAATGCTCGAGTAAGCATCTTCATAGATTGCATTGAACAATGCGTGGTACTCACTAAAGTCTGCGCCTTTAACATTCCAATGTGCGCCATGTGCACGGAAATAAAACGAAACAACATCAGCAAGAAGTTGAGTTAACTCAGTTGGCAGATCTGAAACCTTTTCAGATTCAACCAACATGTCACTAGATTCCATGCTTTCGCCTTCCAATAAAGCCACGCGGGCAGATAATTTGTCGAGAATTTTTGAAGCCCATGCTCGGCCTTCAACCCCTGCTGATTTGCTTATTGCTACAACATCAACTAGCTCGATTGAGTCAAGATCAATGCCTCGTTCTGCTTGCACAATTTTAGGTACGCGAAAAGTTTCAGCCATTAGTCAAGTACTCCCATGACCGGTACACTTGTATCCGCGTCAGTTCCTAAAGCTGGTTTATCTCCGCCAGCAGTTGGTGCACCAGGTAGAGCCTGGTTAAATACATCGCCACCTTCATAAGGTTCAAGACCAACAGTTTGACGAGCCTCATTCGGAGTCATTACACCGTACATAATGTTAACCGAGTTAACACGTGCACGAGTCATCGAATCAGTGCGAAGCAATGAACCAAAATCAAAAACAACATCAACAGTTGGTGAAAGGATCTTTGAAAAAGCAATCTCGAGACGGCGAATCCAAGGTGTAATTGTAAAAATCAAGAAATTCAAAGACGCTTGTTCAACGTTCTGGTAAGTTTGATTATCACCAATCGCTCCAATCAAGTGTGAAGGAATTCGATAAATGCGTGCAATGTCACGAATCAATTGCTCACGCGATTCAATCATTTGCGCATCAGCTGCTGAAGTAGTAATTGGTTTAAACTTCAAACCATCACTCATGACAGCTGGACGGCGATGACGGCGATGAGTTGCTTCCCATGTTCCTTGAATAACACGAGCCTGATCAAGTGTCAACTTGCTATCAGTTTCCAAAACACCTGAAGGTGTACCACCTTCACCATAAAACTGTGACAAATGGCGATCCATTGCAAGCGATAACCCAACAAGGTTGCGTGACTGGATCAAAGGCGAAACACCAACAAGTGATTGCGGTGGAGTAAACGTGCGAATGTGCAAAACATTTTCTGCATCCATCTCATTACCAAGATGCAAATAGCGACGCGAAATCTGATCACCTGTAGGAAGCACTTGCATCTGATACGGATGCAAAGGCACAAGACCAATCGGTGTACCAGAGCGATCACGATCAATGTGAATGTACGCATTACCGTGCAACACTAGCGAAGCCATAACCGTGTGAACAAACTCAAACGAGTTAGTACCAGATGCAGGATCAGGATCAGCAAGAAGCTGTGGAACAGGAACAGACTTACGCACACCAGCTGAATCAATTTCAAAAGCACGAAGCGGAAGCGATGCAACCGAATCAGCTAAAAGCGAAACAGCGGAAAGCACGGATGAAACACCAAGCGCAGTCCACTCATCAATTCGTTCACCAGCTGAAGACGTGATCGTGGTTTGCCCATACAACTGTGAAAGCGGTGCAACATAATTATTGAATTGCGGATAACGACCAACAACATCGCCAACACCGCGGCGCAGGATACTCATGATCTATCCGCCAAGAAAGCAAAAATCATTGCAAAGACTCCGCCTAAAATAAGTGACACCGACAAACCAAATAATCTGCCAACACCAACAGTGATTGAAAACGCCCCTGCAATTTCAACAATCGCAGTGACGATTGTTCGGTCAAAAAACTTACGCATTTGCATCCCCTAAATCCATGCTCCAAGGATCAGAAATCATTCGAGTAACTGCACCTTGCAGTGAATAAAACGCAGCACGTTCAACAGCCATAACCGCAGCAACAGCTAAATCTATTCGTCTACTTGAGTACCTTGATTCCTTTGCCAACCTGTAACCACGTGCATCCTGTTTCAAAGTCGCGTTACCAATGTGACGAGACAAACGAGAATCACCGTCATGCGTCATTGAATCATTCATAACCGATTCAAAAAACCTTTGAGTCGCTGGCGTCATACGCGAAGCAGACTGTGGGAACAAAACAATCGGCAAACCCTCATCTTCAAGAACTTGAAACGTTCTCGCCCAACGATAAGGATCACAAGCAATCTCGCGAACGTTAAACATTTCACAAGCATTACGAATCGACTGCTCAACATCCATGATCGGAACTTGCCAATCAGCATCAGCGTTATGTGGTTTCTCCCAGCAATCCCAAACAAAAACGTGAGGATTCTCATCAGTTGTTGCAGCAACAATCGCTGTACAGTCACCGTTGAACGAGCCATCAAACGCAAGCACAATGTCCGAACCAGGTTCAATGACCTTTGTTTTATCGATCACAGAATCCCATGAACCAGCTGGAAGCCAAGTATCAGATGTTGCAACCCATTGATTACAACGCTTAGTTCTAAACTCAACCTCGGGTGTTCGCTGAATAACCGCTTCAAAATCTTCTCGCGAAACAATGTCATCAAAACCAGGGTTCGCAGCTTTCCATGTTGCAACATCACGATGATCCGCATCATCAGGTGCTTCCCACCATGACATGAAAAACGATGGATCATTGATCTCACCTGATGCAACACGTTTGCCATACTCATACAAACCAAAACACAAAGACTCTTGACCAGATGAATCCATGCGCACGCCAGCTGTAGTGATACCAATCATCATTGGTTCCTTACGAGCACCAGCTGCAAGCTGCATAACATCCCAAAGCTCACGAGAAGGCTGGGCATGAACCTCGTCAAACGCAACAAGAGTTGGTGACAAACCTTCTTTAGTAAACGCTTCAGCGGATAGCGCGCGATACGTTGTACCATTTTTCGGGTTGTAAACCGTGTCGCGATACACTTGCAAAAAATCATTTAGATCAGGTTGAAGCCGGATCATTTCCTTAACCGTGTCAAAAACAATTTTAGCCTGCGCACGATCAGCTGCACACGAATAAATCTCACCACCAGATGGACCAAAAACAATGTGCTCAAGAGCGATCGCTGAAAGCCAAGCAGACTTTCCGTTCTTACGAGGCAAACCAATCAACGCTGTGCGATGACGAAGAGTCCCATCAGCTTTAACCGCGAACAATCTTTTTGTAAGATCTTTTTGCCACGGTCGAAAAATCATTGGCTCGCCAGAACTACCCGCGATCGAATCCTTGGTAATTTTACAAAGCGCCTCGGCGAAAGCAATAACATCATCACCGCGACTGCGTTTAAGATCTACCGCCGGAACATTAGTCAACCATCGAGGATCGTTCTTACTTGCCTTTGGCTTGGCGCTGTTGGATAAGTTGGTCAAGAGCACTCACTCGTTTCACTTCGGCTACCCCTAGGCGAGATCGCGAAACAGGATCCAAGCCGAGACTCGCGAGAGCATCGGCAAAGGACTTGGACAAAATAGAAAGCAAACGACCATCGGCATTATCGAGAGTCGCGTGAAACTTATTACGAGCCGCAGCGAGATCATCCGCTAACCGAGCTGCATTTGTAATCGCTTCAAGATCTGAATCAGGTGAAAGCCACGTGATCGCAAGCGACCAACACCCTTGCCAAACCTTTTTACCTTCAACACCAAGATCAATTGGTGCATCCGGAATCTTTGTCGCCATCGGCAAAGGTGTAACCTGAGCGAGCTCAGGAAGTTTTCTTCCACCAGAGTCCCGGCCAGGTGAACGACCAGTTGCTCGTTTGAGCTCCGCAGGACGAGGCTGACGCGCCATAATCAAAATCCCCTTTTTTTCCTAAACTGAAAATTGTGAGCGTGTGTGTCCCGGCT